CTAGACCCGGCCGGAATCAGCCGCCGCCACGCCGAAAAGGTCGAAACAAAAATGCTGGAATTACTCCAGGATGTTAACTCCCAGGTCAAAACAAACTGAAAGGACCACCATGGAAAAGCTAGAACTACACCAACGCAACACGTACACCTATGCCAGCGGCTGGGCCGACCTGGACGAATGGCAGCACCTGGGCACCGCCAAAATGCTGCGCTGGAATGCCACCGCCGAGCCCCTGGGCTTTGACGACGCCGCCACCTTCACGACCAAGGTTATAGGACCGCGCCAGCTGCGCGCCGTTGACCTGGGCCGGGCAATCGCGGCCACCCTGGGCGGCAGCAGCTGCACACATGAGCATGATTGCTGCGGATGCCCGACCACCAGCGCCAGCGTCAAACGCACCAGCGCCCGGGAATACTTTGTTCACCTCCGCATAACCCGCAACTATTGAAAGGCCCGCCATGAGTATCTACACCACCGCCGAAATTCAAGACCTGGAGCGCGCCCGCCTGGTTGAGCTGCGCAAGAACTTAATTCTAGAAATGAAAGGGACCCGCCGCCGCGGCCGCTATTCCAGCGCTTATGCAATCCTCACCAGTGAAGAAGGTTTCACCGGCACCAGGGCCGACATCCTGGAGCAAATCAACAAATTTTTAGGAGAATAAACCATGGGAAACAGAGCAGTTATTACATTCGCAACCTACACCAACGCGCCCGCAATTTATCTGCATTGGAACGGCGGCCGGGCCAGCGTAGAGGGATTTTTATCCGCAGCGCGCCAGCTGGGCCTACGCCATGCCCGCGGCCCCAGGCACAAACCGAAGCACTGGACCAGCTCGCCGAAATGTTGGCCCGCTTCTATTTCCGCTGCAATGTGGGAATGACAGTTTATAGGCTGCATTACGCCGGCAGCGACCGCGACAACGGCGACAACGGAACCTATGTGCTGGGCCAAGATTTAACCATCCTGGCCCGGCTGCACCACACCCGCGGCGAAGAAATCAACCAGGCAAAGACGGCCGCAATCGTTGAGCAGATCACCACCACCGCCCCCGCATTTAACTAAAAGGAGAATTAATTATGGGATGGACCTCTTACACAATCAACACCACCGCAACCACCGACGAAGTGCTGCGCCGGGAATTCACCCAGGCCGGCACCGATGGCAGCCGCTGGGAAATTACCGACACCGCGACAATCGGCGCGACCTGGTACGCAATCAGCAAACGCACCGACCCCACCGGGGCCGCGCATTATTCCGGCCTGGTATGCCTGACCGAGCGCCGCAAGCAGCGCAACGGCCTGACCGAATTTTTTTACAAAGACATGGGCGAAGAATGCGGCCCCCACGCCTACGCATGCCCGGCCCGCATCCTGGACCAGCTCGACCAGCTCGCGCCCAACCCCGGAGGGTACGCCGCCGGCTGGCGCCAGGCATGCAGGGACCATGCAGCCAACAAGCGCGCCAAGGCCAAGGCCCGCGCCAAGCAGCGCGCCGAAAGCTTGGCAAAGATTGAGCGCTTTATTTCCGACCGCTTTTTATCCGTCAACCTGGGAGCCTAAACAATGAATCAATTCCACTTTATCCGCAGCAGCGGGAACCGCAAGACCGGCCCAATCCCGGTTACGTATAGCGCGCGCAGCTCATGCCCGCCCGACTGCAGCCACTACGGCGCCGATTGTTACGGCGAAGATTTTTACACCCGCATGACCTGGGACAAGGTCCCAACCCGCGGCCATGATATCCGCGCACACGCCCAGGCAATCGCCAGCCTACCGCCCGGCCAGGCCTGGCGCATGAATGTCGCCGGGGATTTACCAGGCCCGGGCGCGACGATTGACGCCTACCAGCTGGGGGAAATAGTCAAGGCCAACAAAGGCCGCCGCGGGTTTACATACACCCACAAGCACCAGCCCGACGCGCTGCTATGGATTCGACACGCCAACGCCTGGGGCTTCACAATAAACCTTAGCGCCGACGACGCGGGCCATGCCGATCAGCTGGCCAATTTAAACGCCGGCCCGGTGGCTTGCATTGTGCCAACCGACACGCCCGAAATTAGCTACACGCCCGAAGGCCGGCAGATTGTCATATGCCAGGCACAAACCCGCGAAGGCGCAACATGCGAGAGCTGCGGAAATTTCCAGCCATGGTGCAGCCGGACCGACCGCGCTTTTATCGTAGGTTTTCGCGCCCACGGCAGCAAAGCAAAGCAGACCGACGCCAAGGCCCGCCGCGTCATCCCCATTTTGAAAGGTTGAACATGCTTAAAAAAATGCGCGCAAAGTACCCAGGCAAATGCAGCTTATCCGGCGCCCGGATAAACCCCGGGGATTTTATTATTTACAACACCAACACCCGGACCGCCGAGCTGGAGCCCGACGACGACCGCATGACCTACACGACGGACCAGCCCAGGGTTAGTGACGTTTTTAATTTTAGCGGCCGGGAATTTTACAGAAACAAAAAAGGCCGGTGCCTTGACGCGCCGTGCTGCGGATGCTGCACCATTTAACGAAAGGTAAACCATGAACCACCCCGAAGCAGACTATATCAACGCCGGCGCGCGCTACCAGCTCGCCAAGACACCGGCCCAAACGATAGCCCAAGCCGGCATGCTGCGCCGCATGCTGGAATCGGAGCAGATCGACGACCGCGCCGAGGCCCGGCGTCTCATCGAAACCGGCCGCGCAGAAGTGCGCCAGCGCTAGGAGTCCATCCGGTGAACAAGCCCCACGCCCTAACGCTCGCGCTGGTTTTAGCTATAACCGCGCCTGACAGAAAACGCGCCCGCGACTGTGTCGCTATGGCCGAGCAGCTCGCCCGCGGCATGACGCCCGAGCAGGTAGAAACATGCAAGGCCCAGGCCTTAGAACTAATCGACAACAACTAGGAGTCCATCCGATGACCGACATACAAGACCGCTGGACCAAAGCCGCCGCCGAATTATTGGTGGGCCGCCGCATTGTGTCCGTTGATTACATGACCGAAGACGACGCCAACGAAGTAGATTGGCACCACCGCCCGCTCATCATTACGCTAGACAATGGTCTGCGTTTTTACCCAAGCCGCGACGACGAAGGCAACGGCGCCGGCTCCCTGTTCACGACCAACCGCAAATTACCAACTATTCCATCAATCTAAAGGAGAATTTATTATGGGTTTCTTTTCTAAAACATGCGCAAAAACACACCTTCCAATCGTTGCTGATTGCAAAGACATTCCCAGGCTTAGCCAGGTGGTGGCGCTGCTGCCCAATGGGAAAAAATTTACTGGATCCTACGACGGCTACGGCCGCGTCGCCGGTGAATCCCTGGTCGAGACAGTTAGGGGCACCTATCAATGGCCCAAGGTAAAGATGGTCCTGGCCGAGTACTACAACGGCGAAGAATATACAGAGCTGGGGAAATCCAACGACGAGATGGGCCAGGGGTATTTCATGGACGACAGATTTTTACATCATTGCCTACGCAACGGACCATTTTCTAGCCACGCCGAATACAAAAAGGCATTCAAGAAATATGCAAATTGGTAAGGAGAACACCATGCAATTAGTAAGAGTTGACCCGCCCAAGCCGGCCGCCGTAGTCAGAAAACCGGACGCCGTCTTTTTTAACTACACCCAGGAGGAGCTGAGCCAAGCATTTGACAAAATCAAAAAGCCGGGCAATTGGAAGGGGCCCATCCGGGCCACCATACCCGCGGAAGATTACGAGCTGGCGGCGGCTGCCGTCGCGTACTTTACCGGCTCCAATTTGGACATAACGAAAAACAAAAACAATAAATACACAGTCTATGCCGCCGGCTATTACGCAGCCATCGGTTCATAATTTAGAAAGAAAACCATGAAACAAAGTTACGAAACCGCACTCGACATTCTCACGGCCGTGGCTATCGGCGTCGGCTTTGCTGCGCTGCTGGTGGCCTGGTGGACCTCGTGAAATACTGGGTAACCATCATCCGCGAACATCAAGTTACGCTGACAATGGAGGCGGCCAGCCGGTTAGATATCATCCGGCTGGTCACCGACCTGGCTTTGAAATATGATGCCATGGACGGCAAACAAACTAAGATTGTGAGCATTAATGAAGAAGCGCCCAACACTATTCGCAATATTCCTACATGAGGAGGACGGCGTCGTTACTGTGTCGGCCGATTATCTAGGCCTAGGTCAGGCTTCGTTTGACCTGGGCATCGAGATAATGACCGGCATCAAAGAGCTGGAGCGTGAACACCCCAAACAGTTCACGGTCCGGCCCATTCAGATTTCAGAGTATTACAACTGACCGGGTCAGGCTTTGGGAAAACTTGAACAACCCGAGCCGCCGGTGCGTGTCGTTGGCATCCTCTCCCTCGACATCGCTCATCCAATACGGCCAGCCGATCTGCTTGGCCACCCGCTCGCCGGTGCCGCTGGTATCGTTGTCAGCAATGACAACACCAGCCGGCAACCTGGCAGCCACCTTCACCATGTTCCCCGCGCTGAAACAAACATGCAATGTGTAGCGACGCTTCAGCTGCGACAAGGCCAGCCGGATAGACAACGCCGTGGCATAGCCCTCGACCAGGATATGCATCCCTTTGTTGTTGAACACAAACTCAGCTCCGCTCGTGCGCTGGCCGGACAGAAACTTCTTCCCGCCAACCTGGTCAATTAACTGTACACCCACTAAGTGTCCATCCGACCGCATCGGAATGACCAACAGTTGCTGACCATTAAACGCCCATACATTCCCCTGCTCTTCCGGGAAACCTTTCGCTTTCAGATAGTCATGCCTACCGAATTGACATTGGCCCAGGATCCAAGCCGCCTTGCTGGCCGCCTCTTTCCCCTGCTTTTGTCGCTGCGCTTCGGCATCATTGGCTTGCTTCTGTATGCGCACTACATCAGCCGGTTTCAATTCATCCGCATGCCACACGGCCACCTCTGTGCCGGTCGCCCAGTTCTGCACGAACGCATGGGTTCCCATGTACTTGACCGCTCCGTTCCTACTGTTTGGGTGGTCATCCGTCGGGTATCGGCGCCAATAACCTATCGGTGGAGGGCTATCGATCAGGATGCCATGCAGCTTGCAATAGCTAATCAGGTCAGTCATTTGCCCTTCCCTTTCAAGTATGCAATAAGCCGGCTCTTGACAAACTTTTCAAACGAAGTATCCGGTGGCGCTGCCGTATCGGCCAGGCCCCTGGGCCACACCCCAAACTTATCTTTATAGCAATGCGCAGCACGGCCGCTGGACCAGCCCCGATACTTTACATGCCACTGGCACATCGCCCAAAATGCTTGCTTGTTATCCCTGCTGGCCATCCCTTCCAACTCTTCCAATACACCAGGAATACTGCTTACCTTGTTCTGACGCTCGCGCACATGGCCGCAATGCAGACATGTATCAGACCCGCCCGGCCACAGATGCCCGCATGATGGACACTTGGATTCTTTCTTCTCGTCTTCTGTCTTTTCTTTCTTGGCCTTTTCTTTTCCATCATCCAGGACATCGACGCCGTTGTGATAGACCGCTTCCCAATCCTCTTGGAAACGTAAGTAGTTCCCGCTATGGTCCAGCCAAACGGCAAACTCTTTGTTGTCAGCCCGGCGCATGATGCGGCCCATCTGCTGGATATGCGACGATAAAGATTTACTAAACGGCCTGGCGCTCACTCCAATCATTACATCAGGGACATCAAAGCCTTTGGTTAGGATATCCGTGGCAATCAGACCATGAATTTCTGTGTCCGGCCTGGCAAAGTCTTCAATCACATCCCGCTTAAACTGGTCATCATCCCGGTAGCTGACCGATACAAAGTTATAACCCTCGGCTGCAAACTGTGCGGCCAGGTCGGCGCCATGCTCGACGCCCGAACAGAACACAATCGTTTTACGCGGGCCGCCAAAGATTTCATTGGTCTTTCGGATCCACTCCTCGACAATGTTCCCGGTAATCTGCATGCCCCGCTTAGATGCCTCGGCCTGGGACCATTCACCGGCCACCTTCTTGGCGCCGGTCATGTCAATTTCTTTGGCAATGAAGACGCGCAGAGGCATCAATACCTTCTGCTCTACCAGCTCCCGGGTTGTGATGGTGTTGACGATGTTGTCATAGATATGGGCCAGCCCCTTGGTGAAAGGCGTGGCCGTCAGCCCGATGACCCGCACCTCCGGATTATTCTTAATGAAATCAACTGTCTGCTGCCGCGTTGTGTGGCACTCGTCCACAATCAAAAGGTTCAGCCCTGGGAATGAGCCCCTCTTTTCCAGCGTCTGAGCTGAGCAAACCTGGATGTGTTCATACGGTCGATAGCGCCAATGGCCTGACTGCAGTACCCCGTGCGGGATATGGTATTTTTCTAATCGCTCGCTGGTCTGGTCGCACAGAATGATTCGGTCCAGCAGCATGGCTGCCTTGTTACCTTTACCCCTGGTTGCGTTGAGCAAAGCAATAGCCATTTCTGTCTTGCCCGCTCCGGTCGGTGCATAAAGTATCTGCGCGCGCTTTCCCTCTGCAAACCCCTGGCGTAGCGCTGCCAGGGTAGCGTCTTGATAATCCCTTAGTTGTAAACTCATTTTGATTCTCCGCTGCCGGCACACTATGCCCGCCGGCTTGGGCCTTGTTTATTCGTAGGCTTTAAGTTGTCTTTGTTGCATGGAAATCTGACGCTTGAGCTGCGCGTTTTCCAACTGGAATTTATCCCGGCTGGATTTAACCGCATTCATTTCTAGTTTCAGAATACGAATCTCTTCGCGCAATTGTTTGATCAAATCTTCCGCTGCTTTCTTTTCTTCGGCTGTCGCGTCCATGACTTTGACGGCCAAGCGGTCGGTTAGTGTTTCATTTTGAGCAATCAGCTCGTCTACCATTTCCTGGCGGTGATCTACCGCTGGTGGCTCTGCTTTGGGTGGCTCAACCAGGGGCGCTGCTTTGGCTGGCTTAGCTGGCTTATCTTTCTTTTCGGGCTTTCGCTTCTCGGCAACGTTGCCTTTGGGTGTTATGTATTTGCGCACGGCCGGCGCGCTTTCCCCACGCATCTTGGCAACGAACGGCGCAGACACGCCAACCTTCCTGGCAATTTCCGCATTGCTCCATTCGCCCCATTCAAAATCTTCTACGAAAATCATAGTGACCTTGCGCTTGTCGGCGTTGTCCATCGGCTGGCCGTGCAGATTGTTGGCACTACTACCAAAGAACAGAGCATCCCTGGGGGTGCCTGTCTCTACATCGCATGGGAAGGTGGCCATCCCAATCCGTAGGGCTGCGTGATACCGGTGGAATCCATCTGACATCCAGTAATCTGTGCCGTCAAAGAACACCCGCATCGGTGGGAATACTGACCCGCCTTCCAGGTCCGTAGCGTAGCGCATCACCGCTTCTTCTTTAATTGCTGCGCGCACCTGAGTGCCGCCGTCCAGCCTGATTTGTTTCAGTTCTAATTCTTTTCTTTCTAACATGTCGTTCCCTTAAAATGGTGCGTCGAAACCTATAAATTCATTGAGCTTTTGTTTGTAATGCCAAGCTTTAGCGGCATCGTCTGACCCCTCTTTGCGGCCAGCTCTCATGCTGTATTTGATGATGTTGCCTTTCAGGTAGCCTATGAATTCCTGGCGGCTAAGCACAGATTCCATGACGGCCCAGGGCTGGATGCCGATTTGGTGATAGTGGTCGCCACCCACCTGATGCTCATCGGCTGATGCTTTCTCAATCATTTTCTTCGTCCCATATGTCGTTAGGCCATACCAGCACAGGCGTTTCAAGCCCCAGGTATCCGCCTTCTATGTTGAATTCAATGAACTCTCTAGCCTCTTCGGCCGAGCATCCATCCCGCATTAGTATTTCTGCAATCTTTTCCGCGTCATAGACCAGGACCGCAACTGTTGTATGGTCCCGCCAAATATGCGCAGGTCCAATGATTGCTTCGTCATAGCCGTCGTATTTGATCATCGCTTCATGCTCCGAACGTAGACGGCAAAGCTGGCCGTGGTATCCCCGCCGTTCTTCATCTTGTCAAACTCTTGGGCCACCTCTTCCAAGGTGTCGTTCCTGATCTTGTTTGTGATGGGGTCAAGCTGGCGTTGGATCATCTGCCTTTTGCGCCAGCCCAGCGCCCTTTCCCAGATGTTTAGCTCTGCTTCGCTCATGTGTTTTTCTCCTTGAATTTCTCTTCAACAAGCACCTTGAAAATAAATGTGTTCAGGTGGTCCGTCGTCCAGTTCGGGATCTGCTTAATGATTGCATGGGTGTCGGCATTGGTCAGGTTCTTCCAGCGCTTCTTGGCTTTGCGCGGCTTGAACACAGGCATGCGCGGGTCGGTAAAGAATTCAGGCTCATCTTTCCATGCCGCCCAGGTAAACAACCAGCGCCACATGAGCTGCTCATTGCGGGCGGTGTACTGGTATAGCGCCATGCGTAAACATACTTCTTTAGCTGGCTTCATTTGTCGCGCTCCTCTAGCATGGCGTCGGCTGCTTTGTATGCATCTGCTGCCAGCTGGTACACATTGGGGTGCGCACCGCCAGCTAACAACGCTTGCATCGCCGTGTTCGCAAAGTAGTCCCGCAGCGACATGCCGTCGGTGTTAATTGAAAAGCCCAAGATCCGCGACTCATCGTCGACCATGAACCTGGGTGTAGGGAATGCTGCTCCGCCTGTTTTCTCTCTCATATTGATTCCTTTTTGGTTTCGTTTCTGATCGCCCGCCTGACAACTGTTTCTGTTACCCCAAATCTTTCTGCAATTTGTCGGTACGAAAACCCCTGTTTACGCAGCACAATCGCTCGTCTTACATCTATTGGTGTCGCCGGCCGGCCCGCGCCAATCCTAGCTCCGCCGTGTTTTGTCATACGCTTCTCCTTTAAACTTGAAATCGACTATACACGTATTCAAGATGGTTTGCAACAGGTTGTTCCTGTTTATTTATAACAGGCAGTACGTATAGCGATAGTAGACCCCCGAGACTCCCGACCTGTACCCTTGTGGACAGATATGTGGAAGTCACCAGCCAGTCGAAACCTGCTGCTCGCGGAACGTCGTATTCAATTGTCGACCGCCCGTGTCGTGGGCCAGACGCTGATTGTCGGTTTGCTTGGTCGTTTTATGCAGTCGCTACGAAACGCTGCGGCGCCGGGGGTCTATTAAAGCGCCATCGGTTTCTTGAGTACGGCCCCGACATTGGCCTATTAGCTAACCCGCTCTGAGGGCTGGGTGTGGAGGTGAAACCGGACGGTTCACATGAAGCAGTGTTTCGTCCACTTTTAGGAGCCTATACCGGCGCTAACCCGATACCCGTCCAGTTTCAAAAACAAAAAGCCGTTAATGAAACCCCGGTGGAAGAACCCAGGTCTTGTGGACTTAGGCTACCCCATTCGGGGTCGGGATTTCATTAACGGCTCTATTTGCATCGGCTTCCACACCTAGCTGGAACGAAATATACCA